AAAATCAATCTGTTAAGTTTTATCTTCAAGATCCTTATATGACAAGTGGGTTTATGAATAGAGAAATGGATATAAATGAATCATATCATACTATGTATGATGCTTATCATATAGTAAGATCAACTCCAAAAATTTATATAGATAATATTGAAAGTGATATAGCTAAATCAAAATACGAATCAGATAAACCTATATTTGTATTACACACTCATGGTGGAAATGAAGATGGAGGTTATAATTGGGCTAAAGATTTACCTGACTTTGTTATAAATAAAATAATTAATAAATTTAAAAATGATTATACTATATATCATATAAGGCAAGATCATCAACCAACATATAAGCATACAATAACAGCAAATGAAGATATTAGATCAATAGCTACATTAATCCAACTATCAGAAAAAAGATTATTTGTAGATAGCTTTGCCCAACATATGGCTAGAGCATTATATAAAAAATCAACAGTTTGTTGGATAGCTACTAGTCCTAAAAATTTTGGGTATGATTTTCATGATAATATATTATGTAATGCATATGAATTTGAAACTAACGCTAGTCATTATCAACAATACAATTTAAGAGAAAGCATAAATAACGTGCCTTTTCAAGATGAAGAACGTATATTTGACGTTGATGAAATTATAAAATCAATAAAACTACAATAATGGAATTAAATTACACATTTGATACAAAACAAAATGATTCACAAAATTATTATTACTTTAATGAAGGTTTTAATAAAGAAGAATTAGATAAAATAGAAAAAGACGTTGCAGAATTACCTTTTAGAATAGCAGATACTGCAGGAGGGGATAATGATAGTAATAGAAGATCTAAAGTAAAATGGATTCCACAAAATGAAGAATGGTGGTGGTTATATGAAAAATTAGCAAATATGGCTGTAGAAGCTAACGATGTTAGTTGGAATTTTGATTTACACTCACTTCCAGAACAAATACAATATACAGAATATTATGGTACTGATAATGGTCATTATGGTTGGCATGCTGATATAGGTCCTGATATTTTATCATCAAGAAAAGTTTCTATTACAGTTCAATTATCAGAAGCTAACGAATATGAAGGAGGAGATCTTCAACTATTCCGTGGAGGTGATTATAAAGAAGAATCCTTTGACACAGCTTATCGAGGAGCAGGGTCAGTCTTTATATTCCCTTCATATCTTTTACATAGAGTAACCCCAGTAACTAAAGGTACAAGAAAATCATTTGTATTATGGTTAGGTGGTGGACATTACAGGTAACATATTTATTGGTGTTGCGTTAATCAAACATTAACTAAAACAAAAAACTATGAGTTGGACCTACAAAGGCGAAACTGTAAAGGAACTTACTGATTTTCCCCCTAATACCTTCGGATTTGTGTATTCTATTATACATAAACCAACAAATAAAAAATATATAGGTAAAAAAGTATTATACTATAATAGAAAAAAGAAACTTGGTAAAAAAGAACTTGCTGAGTTAACTAATGTAGTAGGACGTAAACCTTCATATAGATTAATTATCAAAGAATCAGATTGGCAAACCTATTATGGTTCACAAAAAGAATTAAAAACATTACTAGCAGAAAGTAAAACAAAGGATTTTGAAAGAAATATCCTAAAAGTAGTACCTACTAAAAAATTATTAACTTATTTTGAAACTAAATACCAAATGTTATATGAGGTATTAGAAAAACCAGATGAATTTTTTAATGATAATATATTAGGTAAATTTTATACTAAAGATTTTCAAGATATAGATTATGAAGATCCTTTAGAAATAAAAAAACACTAGTTAATGAATAAAAGGTTATCAATTATTGGGAAAGGTACTGTTGGTTGTTTATCAGCTTTAAAATTTTCAAACGAAGGATATGAAGTAGATTGGTATCATGATCCTAATACACCTTCTTTATCTATTGGAGAAGGTACTGATTTATTATTACCAAATTTTCTAGATAGTGAACTTAATTTAAATTATGATGATCTTAAACAATTAGATGCTCATTATAAACAAGGTATAGAAAAAATTAATTGGGGTAAAAAACCATTTACTCATTGGTTTGGGTTGGGTAAAATGGCATTACACATAAATGCTCATAAACTCCAAGATTATATATTAAATCATTTAAAGGATAAAGTTAATATAATTGAAAAAAAGGTAACACATAATGAAATAAAGGATTATATCATTGATTGTTCAGGTAAAACCCCAAATATAAATGAATATGAATTAACACCAATTCCTGTAAATGAAGCTTATGTAGTAAATTGTTCTTGGGATAGTCCTACATTTAGTAAAACTTTATGTATTGCTAAAAGTTATGGGTGGGTATTTTTAATTCCATTACAAAATAGATGTTCTGTAGGTTATTTATACAATAAAAATTATGCTACTACAAATGAAATAATAAATGAAGTTTATGATGTTTTAAAAGAATATCGTTTATTTGCTGATACAAGCAACCATTTAAGTTTTTCAAATTATTATAGAAAAAATAATTTCACTGAAAATGTTAGTTATAATGGAAATGCTTCATTCTTTTTAGAACCTTTAGAGGCTACATCATTAAATGTATCTATTAGAACAATTAACCAATGCCTTAAATCATTAAGTGATGGAAATTTACAGCAACAAAATGATAGATATCAATCACTTTTAAAAGAAACAATTGATATAATTATGTTACATTATTTAGTAGACCCACCAGTAAAGAATATGTTTTGGGAATACGCTAATGATAAAGCTAAAACATGGCTATCCGATAGATATAAAAATTACCCCAAAATTCGTTTGATTACCAATAAATCTTCATTATATTACTCGACGTGGTTTGAGGGAAGTTTTAAACAAAACTTAACAGGACTAGATTTGTACGATAAATTGAATAAATTTAAGCATGATTAACCAATTATTAGTTTCGTTAGTAAATTCTGTATTGGGCACGGGCAAAAAAACTGCGCGTGGTAATGTAGCTTATAAATGTCCCCATTGTAATCACCATAAACCTAAATTAGAGGTTAATTTTACAGAAAATAAGGAAGGTAATAATCCTTGGCATTGTTGGGTATGTGGTAAAAAAGGTAAATCAATTTATTATTTACTTAAAGCCGCAGGTGCATCACAAGATAAATTATCTGAAGCTAGAACTTACGTTAAAGATGTTAATTACATTCCTACAGAAACTAAGGTGGTATCGCTTAAATTACCATCCGAATTTATACGTTTAAATCAACCAAATAACAACAGTATAATATATAAACATGCATTAGCATACTTAAAAAGACGAGGTGTTCAAACCGCGGATATTACCAAATACAATATAGGNTATTGTGAATCAGGTTTATATAAAAATATGATAATATTACCAACTTATGATAAAGATGGTAAATTAAATTATTTTGTTGCGCGTAGTTTTGAAAAAGATGTATTTGTTAAATACAGAAACCCACAGGTTAGTAGAGACATAATACCTAATGAACATATGGTTAATTGGAATATTCCTATAATACTATGTGAAGGGTTATTTGATGCAATAGCAATTAAAAGAAATGCTATTCCATTATTAGGAAAAAATATTCAAAGTAACTTAATGAAAAAAATAGTTACTTCAGTAGTAGATAAAATTTATATTGCGTTAGATAAGGATGCAATAAAACAAGCTTTACATTTTTGCGAGAGTTTAATGGCAGAAGGTAAAGAAGTCTATTTTGTAGATATGCAAGATAAGGATCCGAGTGAAATGGGTTTTAAAAATTTCACTAAATTAATACAAAAAACAGTTCCTTTAACTTATTCATCCCTATTGGAACATAAATTATCTTTATGATAAAAAAATCGTATAATAGAATTTTAGAGATCTCAGACGATCACAAACAGATTACACTACCTGATTCAAGGTATTACAGACGTAATGGTGAGTATTACCCATCAATTACTTATGTTTTAAATTGTTACCCAAAAGGTAAATTTTTCCAAGATTGGCTTAAAAAAGTAGGTTATAGTGCTGACTGGATAGTAAAAAAAGCTAGTGAAGAAGGTACTAAAGTACATGAAATGATTGAGGATTATTTTGCAGGTACAGAATTAACTTATCTTAATAAAGACGGTTACCCTAAAATGGATCCTTTAGTATGGCAAATGTTTTTAAGATTTGTTGATTTTTGGGAAACATATAAACCAACATTAATTGAAACAGAAGTACACTTATTTAGTGAAGAACTTAAAGTAGCTGGTACTTGTGATTTAATTTGTGAAATTGATGGTGAATTATGGGTTATTGATT